GCCAGCAAGGTTTTGGCCGTCACCCATTCCTGGGTCTTCGTGGAGTGCCCGCTCAGCCGGTACTCCAGGTCAGCGAACGAGTCTGGGCGATCATCAGCCAGGTACAGGGCGCGGGCTTTAGCAGTGTCCTGTTTGCGGCTCGTGATCATCTTCCCGGATGCGTGATCGACACCATAAATGGCTCGCCGAAGCTGACGGCCGAAAGCCTCAGGCAGGTCACCACCGACCTGGGCTTCAAACCGCAGGATGTTCGTAGGACGGGTAGGATCCTTGTGGTGCTCGTACGTGGGCGCGTACGGCATCTTCGCGGCTGCCCAAGCGGCCACGTCGATGAAATAGAGGACACCGTTCTCGATGTGGAGCTTCCGGCCGCTCTTCAAAGCCCGCTCGTGCAGGAAATCAAAATCACTCAAATTGTCCTGGTACAGGTACTTGTGCACGTAGCTGGTCTTGTGAACCACTGAACTCAGCCCGTGCTTTTGGGCGATCTCGCGAGCAATGCCCGAGTCCGTAATGTTCCGCCAAACCTTACGAACCTGGTCGGTGAGCAGGTAACCAGTCCCAACAAGCAGGTAGCGGATTTCCACGTTTCCAGGGCGCTGCGGGCTGGCAGTGTCTACGTCAGCGTGGTGCACATACCCGTACCAGGTTGCTACCTCGTCTGGTTTAGTACCCCATTCAATCTCGACCAGGCTGTCTTCCTCATATAGCCTTGGGTCATCCGCTTGATAGTACGGGATTTGTGCCCGAACGTGTGCAATAGTGTTCCAGCCGAGGTGCTGCTCGATCAGCACGTCGGCGGTGGTGGGATTCATTCTTTGCCCACCAATAGTTATCTTGAAATGGATGTTACGCCAGGACATTCGGGATCCTGATCACCTGCCCGATCTTAAGATTCCATGGCTCAATAATTTCCGGATTGGCATCCAAAATGTACCACCACAAATCCTTATTCTTCAGAAATTTGTGCGCCAAAAAATCAATCCGATCGCCTTCTTTGATTCGGTAGTATGTGAAGTTGAACGTCCAGTCCGGGTTTGGGCGGAGCTCACGACCGCGAACTACCCCGCCACGGAACGGCGAGGAAACCGGTGCTATACCCTCATAACGATTCATCGCATCACCAAGTCCAGATTCTCTGGGTGAGCACGTGTGGCATACCTCGCTCGGTTCTACGCATCAGTCCCGACAGGTCTTGGCTTTGCTGACGGCTTCCACCACCACCACCACCACCACTGCTACCGGAGTTGCTTGAGCTCTCACCAGGTGCTTGAGTAGTCGGTGGCATCAGGCGGGCGCTGATCTGCACACTGCACCGCATAGGAACCTGTTGAGATGAGAAAAGTTCCCACGTAATATCAAAGTTCTCAATGAACCCGTGTAGTCTAAGTGCTCCCGTGTTGTTAGAGAACACAAACCAAACGGGGGAATACATCATGACCCCGTCACTATTCGCTGGGAGTGATTGACTATAAGAATCCTCCTTCAACCCAACGATCGCCTTCAGCACCTCGATATCATGTTGAACCCCGTTCGCCAGTGTTCCTTCATTAACTTCATAGGTGCGATCAAACATGATTGCGAAATTAATACGCTGATTTGGTACTGTCACATAATTACCTGAACCTCGCGGATCATTTCCATAACCGGTGTTGATATCATCAAGTGACACATCTATTCCATAACCCGTACTAATAGCGGATGGGTTATAGAGGAAGTTCAGCTTATGCTTTTCGCGAAGCGGGCTGGTACCGCTCTCATTGTCCGTCACAATGTATCCACGGGCAATGTTTCTTACACGGCCCATTGGGGCTATGTTGAGCAGATTTCTGTGAGGCGGCATGTTTTCCATTAATTACATCCCCTGAGCAATCCGCTTGTGCTGAAGCAAACGGTCAATCTCCTGCATGAGATCGCGGGCGAGTTGACGTGCAGCCTGCCGGGTGCCAAAGTTGCCGCCGGAGTTCGGGTTCGCGTTGATCGTGATCTGAATCGAGTTCGGACCAAATGTGATATTGTGGTTCGTATTATTCGTAGTCGTGTTGTGACTGACGTTCTCCCGGAGGAGCACGTCACGGATCTTCTCCGCCTGCTTGGCGGGAATGATCATCTCACCCTTGTGAACAACCGCTGGCTGATCGTGTGGGATTTCCCACGCGCCCCGGTCATACCAGTTCTTGGCAAGGTGGTGCGACCACGCACGCTTTGGAGTCCCATAACGCTGGGCAATATAGTTGAGACCCCACTCAATCTGAGCGCGAGGACTATTCTGCCACTTCGGGTCCAGGGCAACCTTATGCCCCGACCCGGGAGCCGGGTTAGCCTGAGGAATACCATACGCCCCAGAACTCGGATTCCTGGCCTTATCGTTCCACCCCGACTCCTTCATCCACAGCATGTAGAGGGCGTCCCACTCATCATTAGCGTCCGTCCACCCCCGGGCATAAGACATCTCCTTGCCCAGCTTGATATTCCGCCGAATACGGGCGCTCTTCGGAAGAGGTGGAATCTTGCCACGGACACCCTTACCAGCCTTGCCGGGAAGCAAGCCCTCACCTTCAGGAATCTGCGCGGCCCCGGTGTCCTTCTTCGTCTTCTCCTTCTTCGGTTTCTCCCGCGTGGACTCCTTGGTCTCCTCGTGCTGAGTGGACTCACCACCTACATTGATGAAATATGATCGAAGAGGCGAGTTCGAACCGAAAATAGCTTCAACGATGTCGATCTCTTCGACACTGCCAAGCTGGTTGGCGACACTGAACACAACGTTACCGGTGATCGGGTCACCGGACACCTCATCGCCACCAGTACCAGTCTGCTCAGTGGGAAGCTTTTCAACCTCTTCCTGCTGCTGCTTGAACTCGGCAGCACCAATACCGTTGGAAGCAGGTCCCGAGCTTCTGATGAATCGAAGAATCCTGTGAATACCCGAAGGCCACGCGCGAACCTCACGGATACGCTTACCCGTACCAGGTGCTTCGATATAGCTGCCACCGGTCCAAAGAGAAACGTGGCCACCAGCATTGGTGTAAATCAGGTCACCAGGAAGTACCGCCTTCCTGCTGATCGGAACATTCTGGGCTTTCGGATTCCTCAGCTGATCCCACGTGGTTCGGCCGATGTTTATATTTGCACCAGTTTTATAGGCCATCCACACCAGGCCGCTACAGTCAAACCGGTCCGGCCCCGCACCACCCCACTGGTACCATTTACCAATCTGAGCACGAGCATAATTGATGACACGCGCAATAGTTGAAGCGCCACCAATTACATCATCCTGATTCCTGCTAGTCTTCTTGTCCTGAACGATCCTATCCCCGGATCCCTTGTTCTTCTTATCGGTTCCCTTAGGCTTTTGGTCACTCTTCCGGGAAGAACTGAGTGCCGAAGACAGAAGCGATTCGCCACCCTGGCTAGTAGAGTGGCGGTTACGCATGTCATTAGCGTTGGAATACTGACCGGTACGCCGGACCAGGTCAAGGACATTCTGTGCGCTCTGCGAAGTGGGCTGCTGGTTTGAACCGGTGTCGAACTCACCCCAGTTCAGCCAACCCAGGATGGTCCGCAGCGGGCGGCGCAGGAATTCCCAAAGACCACCCGACTTCGACAGGATACCCGTGGCATCCTCGAGAGCCTTCCTGAAACTGTTTATGGCCTCGGTACCCTGCCGGGTTTCCTCGATTACCGCCTTCCACGATTCAATGAATTCCTTGTTGAGCTCGGCATCAAAGCTGCGCTCAATAGCCTGGATATCCTTCTTCTGCTGCAGAACGGTGTCAACCGGGATGTTGTAGCGTTGCAGAGTCTCGCGAGCTCGCAAAGCCTGGGGACCCGTTTGAGCAGCCTGAACCAGAAGGCGGTCAAACTCTTCACCGGAAAGTCCCGATGAGGTAGCGGTAGCGTAGGCGCGAGCGTACTCAGCCAACGCCTCAACCGCCTCATCACTGAGACCAAGCGCACGCAGGTTGAAATACAACGGCTGGCCCTGTGCTAGGGCAGCCTGAACACGCTGGGGATCCACACGGTCCGTGCCGAACGTGCGCCGGAACAGTCTGCGCACGAACTCGGCATTACCAATATAGGCGTGGTCCCGAGTGAACAGTTCACCATAGCCGAGCAGCCTGGCACGGTTAGCAACCCTAGGTGACAAAAGCTCAGCGATGACACGCATGGAGCGCTCATCGCCCATCGTCGAATTGATCATTGCCAGAGCCCGCCATGCCGCATCAACGCTGCGGTCACGGGCCGTGTTCAGGGACCAACCGCCGGATACCCGCATACGAAGGAATTCGGCGGCCAGCGTGTCTTCTAGCGACAATGCCGTAGCGGACCTGGCCGCCGTGTGCGGGCCGAAAACGTTTCGCAACCAGGTTTGGGACGCCTGCGAATACGGTAGCCCGGAACCAAGGGAGGCACTAGCGGCGGCAAGCTCCATGAGCATCTGGGGCAGCCGCTCACGTTCACCAAAACGCCGAAGAGCGGACACCCCAGACAGCACGGCAGTGGTGCCGATATAACCGGCTAGAGCAGCCCGGCTGTGCCCACCATTACCAACCAAATTGATCAGACTGCCCCCACTCGACCCACCGGGTGGGAGAGCGGGAAAACCACCACCAGGCGGCAGACCACCACCGCCACCGTAACCACCGTGACCACCATTACCAGCCCTGGCTAGCAGGGAGCCAGGCTGCTGGGGCGTGCCACCCGGTGGTACTTTCGCAGTCCAATAAAAGGGCGGGGAACCACCGCCCTGCCAGCTACCAGCACCACCAGCCGCGGGGGAGGAACCGTACCCGGTCAGCCCCTTTACATGACCACCCAGCCCCTTACCCCCGTACATGGCCGTGATGGCGGCCTGAAGATTGGACTGGGGTTGACCAGGAGCACCCTTAGCTCCCCACGACATGAACGTCGTGGGGATCTTCTGAAACTGCTTCCCGAAGTTCTCGAATAGCTTATTAAGCTTATCGATCTGGGAAATCAGCTTATCAGTCTTACGGGCGCTCTGGTCAATACTCCACTGAAGCGGTCGCCAGCCCATCACTAGCGCTTCAGTTGCCACGCGCTCTCCTTTCCGCACGCCAACGCGCCATCTCAAGGAAGAAGCGGCGCTCAGCCACGGTTAGTGAGCGCGCATCCTCAAGCCGCCATCCCGGGTAAGCCACAATCAGTGATTCATAAACTGCGTAGAGCGCCGCAATATCAGTAGCGAAACAGTGCGTTAATTGCCACAATAAAGTCCGAAGTGTGCCCGCAGTCCGGGCATGTGACCTTCACCTCATTCAACCTGGGGCCAGGACGCTTATTCGTGAGCTCGTCAAGGATCTTGGCCCGGTCCGCCAAACCGAGATCCCGCATGGCCTGCTTGTTGCCGTGCACCAGGCGCTCGTTACCTTGAGGGTCAATAAGCGCGAGCACGCATCGGGCAAGCCACGCGGTATCACGCTCTGCCGGGGTGAGCTTTTCCTGGCGTTCCAGGGCCATAATCGCCAGATGGTCGGCACCGGTAACATGGCGAACTCGCGCCCGGCGGCCATGCTTGAGCTCAACAAAGAACTCCAGATTCCCGGGATTCTCCGCCCGCACCACAGGAATCTCATCGATCGAAATCGTGAGCTCAAACTTGGCCCGGCACTGTTCGCAGGTATACTCCTCGTACTCGATTTCGGGGCCGTAGGTGACCTTACGGATTCCGAGCATGATGGCTTCACGGTCACCAAGGACCATGCGCTCAACGAGTGCCTCGTCCGGCTTATGACCGCCGATGTCCACCAACCCGCCCAGAAGAAGCACGTTGAACATGCGCTCAGGGTTGTTGGACATCTGAGCGCGAGCCATCTGCTCCTCAACAGCCCCGGTAAGCTCCTTGACACGTGCCGTCCGAACAAGCTGCCCGTCAACCATAAGCCCGCACGGCAGCTCAACCTCATCCGGTTGCGGCTGCTCCATAACCGGAGGAGGCGTATCCGGGTTCAGCACCTTGTTCACTAGCGCGGCCGTGCGGGCCGGGTTGTCGGTAGCATTAATCAGCTCAGAAAACTCAGCCACTGTTTGCTCCAATTCTTAAACCAGTCCTGAAACCAAGTTATCGGGTTTTCTGATGTGATTTATAGCTACCGACAACCCTAATTAGGCGGCGATGGCACCGCTAATGCGGACACCGGTGTTGTTCAGGTTGTCGGCAACCTGGAACCGGAAGCCCTCGTGGACAATCGTCATCGACTGGACCACAACACTCTGGGCACCAGCGTCCAGGTCAGTGAACGAGATGGCGCTAGGCCAGGCGTTGTACAGGATGAAACTGGCCATGGGCACACCAACACCGCCCTTGACCGGGTGCGACAGAACATCCACCTGGATAGTGCCACGGAAATCGTTAGTGGAATCACCGACCGTGGTGCCCTCACCATTCATATAGTCGAACAGGTCGGTCATCCACTTCATGAACCCGTTGTCACCAACGCACAGGCCGCGCGAGAAAGTCACGGGCGGGAAATCCGCCTGACCAGGCAGCTTGTGCGGGGTGGTGTTATAACCACCCTCACGGTAGGGGATCACATCAATATTAATGTTCCCCAGACCGCTGACGCTCATGAACCCCATTCCGCCAAGCCCATAGGTGCTGGCGTTACCAAAGGTGACTCTGAACTTAAATGACCGCAGAGGGTCACTCTCAAGACGCTTAAGCTCAGCCATTCAGCACTCCCCAATTAGCGGCGAACAAACTCAGTGATCTCAGTGCCCTGATCCGTCTGGCCAAGGCGAATAACCACGAATTCGGCCGGGTAGCGAAGAGCCACCATGACCTCGACATTCACACGCCCGGCCGCCACCTCCGACGGCGGATTGATGTCCGCATCGCATTTGACCGAGAAAGCCTCGGCCTCATTGGTGCCACCAAGGACACCAGCCCTGGCCAGGGTGCCGAGGTACTGGCTGACCCGAAGCGTGATTTCCTGCCAAAGGTCCGGCCCGTTCGGCTCAAACACCGCGAACCGCGTGAGATCAGACAGCTGCTTGCGCAGGTAAATCACGGTTCTGCGGGCGCTGATGTACCGCATGGGGAGCTCACGGTGCAGCGTCCGGCCGCCCATGATGCAAATGCCGTAACCCGGCACGTTGCGAATGATGTTGATGTGGTTCTCGGCAGCCTCATCAAGCTCGGCCTGGCTAAACCTGGTCTCAGCCGCAACAACCCCATCGAGAACCGTCTCAACACCAGCCGGGGTCTTGCCCACGTGACGCACCGCGTCATTCCGGGCGAACTTAGCCAGAACAGCACCACCCGGCGGGATCATTCGCACCGCACCGTACATGCGGCTAGACGGGTCGGAAATCATGATCCACGGGCCGTAAATCGCCGCAAAGGAAGACGCCAGAAGCGGGGTAGCACCACTGACCATTGCGGTGTAACCGGTGAGCACCTGGCCGCTGGTCGCGTTTTCCGCAGCGCGCGGCCCGTCAACAACAACAAAGACCTTCTTGGTCTCCTCAGCCCAGGCAATAACCTCGTTGAGGATCTGAATTGAGGTTTCACCGGGCAGGTTCAGGTCAATATTGACATCCAGATCGGCCAGCTTCTTCGCGGCGGCGACGAAATCGTACGGACCCTCACCATCCTCGCCGCCGGAGAAGACAGCGGTCTGAGCGGGCAGATAATCCGTGTCCGGGTTGTAGGTGTACTCCGGGTTCTCAACCTTGAGGTTGTACATGCGGACCAGTCGTGACCCGGTGGCCGGGGAGTCAATAATGGACTCCATGTAGCGGCCGTCATTCGGGTCCGCGCTCAGGTCCTCAAACCGCTCAACCTCGACACCGTCCTCGAGGATGAAAACGTTGAAGCGCCCGGGAGCACCAGTGGGAGTGATCCGGATGCTGAGCTTGTTACCAAGGGACCCGGGTGCCTGCGCAACAAACCGGACAGCTGGCTGGGGGCCACCCTGCTCAGCGGGGGTGTTGTCCGTAACAGTGGTCTCAGCTGGAACCGCGTCAGCGCGGACAGCGCGGACGATGTAGCACCGGGCACCACCGTTGCGGAAATAGGTGTGGACTGCGTACGGGAGATAGTTGCGCGGGCCAGCGAAACCGCCAAAGATCCGCTCAAACTGATTCCACGACGTAATCAGGGTTGGCTCAGCCGGGCCTTTATCCGCAAGGCCGACAAAGGCGGCCACTGCCCGAGCATCACCGTACCCGGACCCGTATCTCGGGCCGAAATACTCCTCAACGTAGACTCCAGGAGTCAGGTACTCAGCCAAAATGTCACCTCAGCGCTAAGGGGTGTACTGGTTTTCGAAACCACCAAGTTGACGAGTACGAGCGCGGTTGTAGATACGCCCAACAACCTGATCCGGGAAGTTGTACCGTTTGATATCCCATGGGGTCATCTCCGAAAAGACGCGGACGATATACCGGATTTCGAAATAGCGTTTGCTGTCATCGTCGTAGCCATCAGTGAAAACCGGTCCACCGATGACATCCATGGATGCAACAACGTTCACATTTGGTATTTCGAGGTATCCGCCGCGCTCAGGAAGGCGATCTTCCTTCGCCAAAAGTTGAGCAAGCTCAACTTGCTGCTGTTGCAATCTGGTGTGGACTTCAATTTGATAATCAATGTTGTAGGGGATGGGGAATTCCGCGTACCATCCCCACCGGTCTTCCGGACCGGGCAGGTCAGCGCCTTCAGGGCCGTAATCGATCTTCACAAATCCGCGATGTTCACGTTCCGGTGCACGTGACGCCTGAAGCCGGGTGATAGTAATCGACGGGTATGCCATGTCCGGTGATTCGATTTCAGGCGTGGTGAATCGCACCGGGACAGGAATTACCCCATCCTGGTGTGAAACCACGAGACCGGTCAACCGCCTTTTCATGGCGGCGTCTTCGTTAAGTATCCACGGCATAACAAAACCCTGAATGGCGAGTAATACTCACCATTCAGGGTAAGGAAAAATCAACCGTTTTATTAAATTTAGAACGTCTTCAAAGCGATAAGAGGAGCTGACTCCACAAGCTGCGCGTTCTGCGGGAACCAGGTGGGGAACTCGGACTGTGTCCAAGCAACCTTGTAGCCGATGTAAGACTTGGCACTGCCCGTTTGGGGATCCATGTTAGGCAAGAACGAAACCGGACCGGAAATCATCTCATACCGCACATCTTCTCCCGGGGTCTGAACGAGAACAGCGAGCCAGTACAGCCCGGGATCCAGGGCAATGTTGAACACGTCCGGTCCCAGTTTGGCCAGCCCAGTGGACAAACCAGTGGACACGTTAAGTTGTGATGCGGCATTTGCCACAAGCCCCTGCGGGTAGCCACCCCACCGTGGATCCGAGTAGATGCCGATCTTTACCTGACCGTTAGTTTCCCCAGCAGCATTCACGGCTATCCCAGCGCTGCTGTAACGCTCTCGTGTACTAGAAACCACAAATGGGATAGCCCACAGCTCATTCGCTACCAGCGTGCTTGGGGTACTCTTGCTCCCGAAGTCCGCCGTATACCAGGTATCCGGCCTGCGAACCCTGATAAGCGGGACATGCCGGGGAGTAGGTGGGTTGAAGCATGCAGTAGCACTAGACGCAGTGGCCGGGGGTGCCATGCGGGCAAGAGCATCCAGGAGAGCATCCGCGATCTTCGCGTTGCCCGCCTCATTCGGGTGCAGGTTGTCCCAGAACAGCTTGGGGTCCTTGTTCAGCGCCGCATCAATGTCGGCAACCTGCACCATTTGGTCGAATTCCGCAACCACGTCCCGGATAACCTGGTTGAATTGATCAACCTGGCTGTCCCGCTGCTGCTCAGTACCAGACCACCCCGGGTACTTGGAATATCCCGCATTAGGGAGCTTGGCGATGTTCGCCACAATCACAGGTGGCGGGGTTTTGGATTCCAGCCACCAGCCGCAAAACGACACCATCCCACTGGTATCGACACTGGTTACAGTGACCGTGATCGTCTTACCGGCATCTGCGCTAGTAAGACCCGTGAATCGGTGGACCATGATGCCGTGCGACAAATCAGTCTGGGCACCGGTGTACAGGCTGCCACTGACCCCGGTTGTTCCACCAAATGTGACCGTGCCGCCATAGCCAATGAAGTTGGCGTGAAAACACACGGCCACTGTTTCGCCATCATAATCATCCGGCAGGGTCAGCGTGATGGTCGGTCCTGCAGTAGTGGCATCATGGGTGGTACCACCAATGGTCCACTCCTCACTCCATGGCACCTGGTTCCACCCGCTGGAATAGGTGGTTCTGGTGCCAATAAACGCCGCGTCATCGTAAACAACCGACGCCCGCCAGAGGGAAATAAGCGCACGGAGAGTGTGGGCGTACATGGCCCGGTGGTCCGCGTCACGGCTACCGAAACCAAGATCGTTGATACCCCACCCAAAAATCGCTCCCCCATCATTGCCGACATAGGGGGCTGCCCGACCCATGTTCGGGTCTCTAGTAGCCAGCACACGGGCGAAACCACCCTGTTGGCGGCCCTCAATCGTCAACCGGGAGCCTGACACTGCCTGGTTGACAATACCGTGGGGATCCAAGCCGAGCGCGTTGGCGAACATCACATCCGGGCCGCCGGATACATCCACCGCGCCAGACGTCCCATCCCAATAGCTGTGACCGTACACGTGCCATCTGTTGGGGCGCTGGAAATTGGCGAAAAGAAGCTTGCGCTCTTTTCCTGATGAGTCCCGAACCGTGAGTTCGCCCTGCTTGGTCGAGTACAGGGAAGTCTGCCCCTCACCGGGGTTATCAACTACCTGAACCTGCTGAAATTTGATCGGGCAATAGAAGAGAACCATTACCCCACCACTGTAACGCGAATAGTATTGGCTGCCACATCCACGTGAGCCATGACCTCAATGGTGTTGGCGCTAACAACCCGGGAGTCCAGTTTGACAATCTCACCCGTGGAAACGATCTGAAAAGTCGGCTCCAACGGATTGGACGTGTTCAAGTTGTGGGTGACCTGGGTCCACACGCCAGCGCTCAATGCTGGGAGAAGAGCCGTGTAAACACCGACCGTTCCAAGATTGGCTCGTGCTCCGGCGGCCGTGGTAGCACCGGTTCCGCCCTTACTCACCGGTACGAGACCGACGGATACGCCAGAGCTGGACACAGAGATGGAGCTGTCCGCCGCCTTCACGGAGAAGGTGGCACCGTCGAGTTGCAGACCGTTACCGGCCGTGTAGGTTTGGCCACCGGTGGAGAACTTGGTCCAAACCTGATTCCAGTTACCGGGTGCACCGGAAGGGGTGGCGGTTTGAATCCACTGCGTACCCTCGTTGGTGCCTTCAGCAACCGCAACCAGGGTGCCATCCACTATTTCTCCGACGGCGTCCGCGTCCGGGGCGCGAATCAGCGGAGTAGTGGCACCCTGCCACACGTAAATGCCGTTTTCCCGGGCATCATCCTGTCCCGCCAGGAGAATCCGATCACCAGGGGACAGGTTCACCCCGTCAAGGGTTGCGCCCGGGGCGTTGATTGAGATTGAGCTCGTGACGACGATCCGCACCGGGTCCTTGACCGCAATCCCAGCGCGGGCGTCATCAACGTACCTCTTATTGGCCGCGTCCGTGTCACTGACCGGGGTGCCAAGGTTGGTGAGGCGCTGCCCGGCCATGGTGACACTGCCCGTGGGCGGGGCGAACCGGTTGAGAGCCGTTCCCTCAATGACATCCGTGAGATCCGAGATGGTGCTGGCGGGCTGGGTTCCCGTGTGATTCGCCCGGTTGAGCGGGTTCACCGCGAGCTTCGAAATCGAGATCGCAGCTGAAGCTGAGATCTTGGCGTCCGTGATGGACCCGTCCGGCAGGTCGGCACCATCCACCCTCACCCACTTGGTGCCATCCCAGAACTTGACCACCCGGGGATTAGTGGACGTGTCCACCCACAACTGACCGGGCGTAGGATTCGGGGGAGGGGTAGCGCCAGACTCCGGCACCAGCCCCTTGACCGGAATCTGTGAAAAGTCCGTCTGCGACAGAAACTTCACTTAAGCTCCTACATCAAGCGTATCTTTCCAGCAACCGGAAAATGCCAGGTCACAACAACATTCCCAGGTAGAAACCGGACATCTCCCTTGATTTCTGCACCGTACAAATCCGTTGTGGTCACCTCGGGTTGGTGATCAAGGTCGTGGGCCACATCCCACACAGAAACCGGGGTCGCGAACGTCACCTCAATAGTCCGGATTTCACCAGGTGGACCAGGAGGACCGGGCGGACCCGGGGTGAGCTCAATCTGCTCCAACGCTTCCTGAAACTGCTCGTGGCGAACGTACCTGTTATCAAAATCCGTCAGCGAAATGATGTTGGAACCGGGCGGCACAGTGGTCCCAGCGCCCATATGCGGGACGTCAACAGCAGCCTCACCAGCCCACCAAGCCGAGAACTGTTCATCGCCGATCAGGTCAGCCGGTTTGAGCTGAACGGCCGTGATCACGACCATCATGTCCCGGCGGTTCACCTGGCCGTGCACCTGAATCCGGGTCACCTGGAAAACACGATCATCGTAAATCAGGCGATCCCGGGTGTAGTTGCCGTGCGCAATGTCGATGTCGTGCATCCCAGCACGGACCAACCCAGCGTAGGGGACCGTGAAGAAGAGGCTGTCGGTCCAGTACAGACCACCGGGCAACCGGTCCGGCATGCCCTCTTCACGGTTTACGCTCATCACCGGAATCCGGTGCGGGCCGGAGAACTTGCGCCCCTCGCCAGCCGGTTCATCATAAATCTCGTGCGCTGAACTAAGCTCCGGGGCGTAACGGTAGTAGTCGATATAGTCGCCCCACGTGTACTGGTAGCCCAGGGCTGCCCGGTCAATCTCCGTGGTCTCAAATCGGGGCGTGAACCGGCCCCCGGACTTGTGATCCAACCGGCTCAATTAGAACCCCCAGCTACCAAGAATCGGGCTAGGAATACCGGACTCGTCCTCGTGAACCACCTCAACCGGTGGCAGGATACGCTCTGGCATATCCCACTCGTCGTACTCACGCGGCCGGAATACAGGCACAAGCCGACCGGTCATGAGGCTGATGCGCCTGAGCTGGCGCTGCTCAATCCGGTACAGGCCGATACCGAGCAGATTGCAGAACATCTGATATCTTTCGGTAAGCCGATCAATCTGCTCAAGCATCTGCGTGTACCGTTGGCTACGGCGCAGATGGGTGCCCTCACTGGTCACCACATCCATGTCCGTGGCGGCATCCGTTGTAGCAGACCAAAGAGCTTCAATAGTGGCCAAAATCGCCAGAGGCTCCACCTCTTCCTCTGGCAGATTCTCCAAAGTCAGATCCTCGCGCTTGTACCGGATACGCCCCGCATCATCCCTGTACCGGGTGACCAGCTTCCTGCCACGAGTGTGCTGTATCAGGGCATCGTTAATGAAGCGTTGGATCTCTTTGTCCGAGAATAGCGGGTAGTGGCTGCCTGTGACCGTTACAGCCGCGTGCGGTGGTGGAACCTCGTGAAGAACCAGAATCCCGGTTCGCTCCTTGAGCGTGTACTGGGAGGGGTTCAGGACGACTGCGTTAGTATTCGGTGGGGTGACGACGTTAACCTGAACAGTTTCCGGCCGCACATTACGCACACCGAGCTCAATGACGTCGCGACCACCTGTTTCAGGGACAACAAAGTCTTCTTCAAGGTCGCCAAGCTCGGTGCGGACACGCTCAATCAGATCTTCAATAGCGGCCATACAAACATTGTCAAATTAAAAACTGCACAAATTGTAATTCCCAAAAAGAAGGACCCCCGGGCTCCCGAACCGGGGGTCCTAGTGAGGAGGCAGAGAAAGGAAGATAGACAGAGGAGGCCAACGTCGCTCGTCTGGTCTGCTAATAGAATAGCACACTCGCGCCCAAAAAGGAAATCCCCGACCCCCACACTACTGGATAGTGATCGACAGCTTTCCAATCGCAATCTGAAGCGCCTGCCCGGCAGCGGGCTGCTGGGGCGAGTCAAGCTGGAACTTGAACAGCACCTGGCCACTGGTACCGGTTTGGGCCGTCACAAGCGCCGCGTGTGTGATCGGCGAAGTCACATCATTAGTGAACGGCCCGAACGTTACCACAGCAGCATTACTAGCCGAACTGGGGCGCGCATTAGTCGCGGTAGTCCATGACACTGCCTGACGCGCGTACCCGGGCGTGGTGAGCTCCGGAAGCACGGCAAGTTCAGCGTCATCCGCAAAATTGGCAGTCAATAGGGCAAGATAGGTGGTTCTCGGGGCCGTGTGATCAAGCTGAACCCCGGTCAGATAATCCACCCAAATCTTGCAACCCCATGCTGAAGGATTACCCGGCATTGGCCACCTTCTGGAAAAGCTCAGTAAACTCGGGGACGGTCAACGCGATCGTGCGAACCGCGCCCTCCGTCGTCTTGAATTCAGCAGTCACAGTGTCCTTGTCCACCAGGCCAAGACCAGGAGTACCCGGGGGGTGAATTCCGGTTACGGTGACCACCGTGCCAGCGTGCAAATAACCCGGCCCGTCACCGAAATCACGCTTCAAACGGTACTGGTCACCAACAGCAGGATTCTTAGCAGCCATCAATGAAGAACCAGCCCCTTCTCGTCAAGGTGCCGGTACACCCACTCAGGAACCACGTAAGTATTACCGCGATAGAACGTGAACGTGTTTCCCTGACCGATAGTGACATCAACAAGATCGGTGTTCACCTGCAGCTTGCGAGTTGGCGTATTAACGGTGACCTTGCCGACCTTGATCTCGGTGTCACTCGTGGGAGTAGGCAGCTCGTTAATCGTAGTAATCTGCCCAGCCCGCTCAGCAAGCTTATCCGCGTACTCCTGGGCCAGCTTCTCAGCCTTCTTACCCGTAACATCAAGCGGGCTCTTACTCGACCTAGCCAAGATATTCTCCGTTAAATCCGCACCAAATACCCTACGAATTCAAGTGTTATGAAGCTCAGATTGAGGATGTGAATCCAGGGTGGGCTCACCAAAATTCTTGAGGGTTAGCCCACCCGTTTTCTCAGTTGGTTTCGAGAACGCACACAGCCTGGTCGGTGATAAGCCCCCAACCGAAAATCGAGTACCACGCAAGCGCGTGCTCACGACCAAAGTCGAGCACACCACCATCACGCAGCTCCACAGGGAGTGCGATGGCGTGCCCGAAGGCGTTGTCACCAATGATCACAGACTGATAAACAGGGACCTGCTCCTCCGGCGCGGCCTGCGGATCATTGACAATCTGGCGGACCTGCGTGGTCTCGATAAACGTAACATCGTCGATCCTGCCGATCTCGCCCAGAGAAAACATTCCCGGCTGCGCGTACTTGGTCATCTCAATCCAAGTCGGGTCGTCGCGCAGACGCCGCGACTGGTGCGGATGAACAAAGCAAACATACGAGTCACCAAGGCGCGGAACATTCTTGGACGCCAGCGTTTCCACAGCGTCCTTCACAAGCGCCGTAGTAAAGTGGTAATCACCCGTCAGACCAGCCCGGGTGGTGGCGTGCTGACCACGGTCGTACGGCGAAATAGCGGTACGATCGCTCAGCGAATACTTGTTGTACCCATAAAGCACGGACGACGCCTGGAGAAGGGTGTCTCTCGCGCACTCATCCAAGTACATCGCGAGGTTTCGTCCGAGCAGACGCGACGCAGTAGCCATAACGTCGTCAAAGGAGGCGTTCAGCAGCAGCTCGGAAACCGCAACAGCGTAACCATGCTCAGCAACAGTAATGCTGAACTGGTTAGCGGTGAGAGCGGCGGTCTGCATCCGCACACCCTCAACGAGCTGACTAGCCTTCCCCAGGTTGTTGTAACGGGTGAAGTTAATGGTAAGTCCAGGCTGTACCCCGAGCTCCGTCTTCTTAATAGCGAACTGTTCGAACCGGAGAATCGGCAGGGCCTGGAAAAGGATCTCCTTAGACCAGATGGTCTGGATCACGGGCGACAGCGTAGAATTCGGACCCGTGTACGCAGTAGGCGATGCCGAAAGATATGGAGTACCGGTAATCGCGCTCACTTAGACACCTCAATTACTGGAACATCCCACCGTTAACTCGGCGGTTACCGAACACGTGCGGGCGGATCTTCTCCGCGTATTCCTTCAGGGACATGCTCTTGATATCTTCTGCGGTGTACGTCTTCGTCCCCGTCGGATTATTCAGGGTCGGATCAACGCCATATCCGGTGGGGGAGACGCCGCGCATGTTCTGGGCCATCGCAGCCTGGGCAGACAGCAGCGAGTTCGTGATCGCCTGGGTCTTCTCCTTGAGGCGGGCGATACTCTCCTCGATCTCCTCAGCGGTGTTACCGGTGATGAAATCAAGGAGTTCAGGCGCGATGTTGTCGCGCTCCTCGTTGATTCGCTGCTGCTTGTACCGCTCCAGCTCAGCGAGCTGCTTCTCCTTCTCAAGGAGAGCCCGCTCCTCTTCACGCTCCCGCTGGATCCGCTCAAACTGCTCCTGCCACTCGGCAGTACGACGCTCAAGAAGCTGACGGAGCGACATCTGCTCCTCTTCCGCCTGCTTCTTCGCCTTCTCAGCAGCTTCCTGAGCTTCGCGAATCTGCCGCTCCTTCTCCTGCCGCTCGCGCTCCCGCTCCGCAAGGACCTCTTCAAGCTGCTTGCTCATCGCGGAAAGCCGCTCCTCCGCCTGAGCAAGCCGGTTGTAGAGCTTGCTCTTCTCCTCCTGCCGGACACGCTCAATGTCCTCGGCAGTGAAGATCGGCCCCTTGCTGGCCTCCGGAGCCTGAGGCGTTGAATCCGGCACAGTCACCTGGTTCTCGTCAATCGTCACACTCTGCGTCATTGGCACGAATCCTTAAGCTGTCTCGTTGTCCGGGTTCCGGCGGCTCGGCTGCTTATAACCGAACGCCTGTGTCACGAGTTCTGTATAGATCTCTCTTTCGATTCCGGACGCCACGGTTGCTTGATTAGCTACCGGGTTTTCCGGAGCGGGAACCGTAGATCCCGAATTCGTACCCGAAGACGGTCCCCCGGTATTTCCATTTTGCATGGAAATACCTGTCGATTGCACAATAGCACGATCTATCAAAGCATTTAGCATTTCGAGAGCGCCATTTTCCAAGACATCCTTACGGCGCTCCTCGAAAATCTCGTTGGCCTTCTCATCCGGGAACTCATTCCCAAGCTCTTCAAGAGCCCCCCGCCTGCTCTCCAGGCCAAGGTCCATCTTCATCTGGAGCTCATTGAGCTTGACCAGCTTGTCCACCGGGAGCGGGGGCGGCCAATGACACTCGGTCTGGTAAGCAACCGGGTCAACGGGATCCACCTCAAGCGGCTGGCCTTCCTCTATAATCCCGCTGGTCTCCGGGTCATACTTAAGCGTTTCCGGCTCGAAATGCCACAAGGTGCGAAGAATCAACTCGTTAATCTTCTGAATCCCGGCGCTATAGGTGGGGATCTTCATCTCACGCCGGGCAACCAGCGGACCATACTGAATCGCCAGCGCCACACCAGAGGTGTTGCTGATCGGCTGAATCTGCCCCAGCGCTGTTTCAGGTACACCCGTCATCTCATGCATCGCCCTCTTGAGGCGATCCAGAAATTCCAGCGGGTACCCGAGATCAACCGCGTTCTCCAGGTTGTAAACCTTCGCCTCAGTTGATGGGATAGCCCAAATCTGGCGCGGGCTGCGGATCAGGTTGTCCGGTTTAGCACCAGTGACAACCGTCACCGGGGCAGAGTGGTAGTTGATGATGTCCGAGATCTCGGTCGCCTTCTCGTTGTACTCCCGGTTGATCGGAAGCACGTTCTCAATATCAGACAACCCCCAGGGAGAACCTGAGATCTTGATATTCGGGATGTGAACGATCGGGATCATCCCCAGGGGGTTCGGCCGGGAGTCGATCAGCTCATCATTGATGTATTCTTCAATCTTTTCATCGGTCAGGATCTCCGTGTATGTGAAGACCTGCCGTGTGCCTTCCAGGGTGGTGGTCCAGAAGCGGTACTTGAGCTTGAACCGGACAAGCCTCTCCCCGTCATGCGGATGCCACTCCGGGAAACACTGGGAAGACGCGAGAGGAAGAATCCTCACCCGGCCGGGATGCCAATTGCCAGCAGGATCCTGGTAAGGCGGATCGTAGGCGACCTTGACGAAAGCATCCCCCGTAACAGAACCCTGCTGGCCAATCTCCTTGAGAACAAGCGCCTTATTGTTGTCAACCTCCCACACCCGGCTCAACAGGGCGGGGACAATATGGCTGTACTTCTTCGGGCACTTGAAGTAGACGCCCTTACCGAATGTGAAGTGGTTGATGTAGTCGGCTAGCGCCTGAACATAGTTGAAGGTGAGCTGGCTCTCACCAAACTCGCGACGATGCACCCAGTGAAAACCCAGGTAGAATGCCCAGTTTCGCGCGTACCTGGCCAGGCGCGGGCCGTGAACCTCAAACTCTTCATCCGATAGCTCTACCAGGCCAAGCGGGGAAATGCTGACCGTGAGCTGACTTCCCAACGCCTGGTAGGTTGGCGGGTAAAACGCGAGTGTCACCTAATTTGCACCCCTTTTTTGACGGCAAAAGGCGCACACACAGGAAATCATCTGGTAAAAAGGGTATTCCTGGTGTGCGCCTTTTTATTAGTTGTTCACAACCGTCGCGTTCTTGCGCATGTAGTGACTGCCGTCACGGACAACCATCTCGTACTGGGCCTGGCCGCCACCACCAAACGCGGCGTTAGCAAAGTCAGCGACGAAAGTCGGGGCATCAACCCACGCCGCGCTACCAACATGGGCGCGCTGCTTCAGAGTCTCAGAAGCGGGCTTGACGTAAACATTCGGCGGACGGTTGTTAGACCCCGGGGCAGGGTAGTAGCCCTGGGTTGCGCCAACCATGAAATCCCGGGGAATGTCAGTGTCCGTGCCGATTCCTTCCTGGAAACGCAGCGGACCCTTCTGCCCCGGGGCGTTAGGAGCAATCTTCCGCTCATAGAAGGTGCCCATGCGCTCCGGGTATTCCGGGGTGGGGCCAAGAGGAGATCTCAGATTCGGATCTGCCATACTCAGAACACGCCTTTCGAATCAAAAGGGCATTTTCACCTCAATTCTGAAACATTTGTTTCCGCAAATTAGAAACGGCGTGTTCGGGAATCGGGTTGCGAGCAAGGACACCCTAGGGTATTGTTTGGCCGGACACCAGTGGCGCTCCGAGGCGGCCTGCATCCGTCTTGGGGTGAGGCGGTTAGCCCTCCCGGCTTCACGGCGTCTCCCAGCCGGGAGGGCTCTTCTCATTTACGCCGCCGATAGAACGGTGACTCGAAAACCTGAACCGTGGGCACCTGGTGCTCAGCAGTCAAAATGCACGCAAGCGCCAAAGAATCAGCGTAATCATCCCCCGCGTCCTTGACATCCGGCGCTTCCGCCAAAAGGTATGGCCCCTGAAAGTTCTTCTCCAAGTCCGTCATTTGCTGTATAAACCGGCGATACGTGCGCAAACGTCGCGTCTTCGCGTGCGCCGGGTACGACAACAGTTCCGACTCAATCAGCGCGTGCAGGTGCTTCCAACGCTTTGACTGCTCCGGTCGCGAGCTCGGCAAAGCGACGATGTTGAGATGCGGAAGCATGTTCTGAAGCCGATCCGCGACCACATCACCCAAACCGCCACTGTCCACCCCAACTGCGAAGATGTTGTAGTTGGCGAGGAATTCGGCGATCCGGTAGTACTGGGTCTCCCAGTCCTGACCTTGAAGATCAAGCCAGTTCAAGATCCTGTGATGGTAGCGCCCATACTCATCTGGGCGATCCCAGTCCACGTACACAACCGTAACAACCGTGGAATCTTCTTTCCGTGCCGGGTCGATTCCCACCACCACAGGCGTCTGATGCCACGCTCGGACGATCTGCATGCTCTTGTCGCCAAGCTTCTCAAGCTTGTCAGAGGTCACGAACATACCCTTTTCAAGCAACCACTGAAGCTTGTAGCTCAGCTTGAACTCGTCCGAGTCCTCGCCGATGCGGAGCATTTCCCCGGCAACGAATTTCTTGTAGTTGGGGTTGGCCTTCCCAGCAGCCCTATAGTCAGCCTCGAAGTGGTTCTGCCGGGCACCTCGCTTCAGCTGCTCGCGCTTGTTCTGCTGGATCTGGTTATAGAAGACACCTTTCTCGTAGGAAGGGGTGCCTGTAAAGACCTTGGTCGCGTTCGTCGCCGCACCCATCGGGGCGATGCTCTTGTTGACCACACGCTCATCCGCGCCCTGAGCCTCATCTAGAAGGATCAGGTGATAGGTGCGGCCTTCAATGAGCGCCCTGGGGTGTGCCGTCTGGCGGCGAACCAGAGAACCGGAACGCAAAGTCACAGTCCGGCCCTTCGCCTTGATCGCGTCATTGATGTCCGGGTCGGACATGATCTCCAACGCCCGGTCACTGGTCAGGCGGCTGACAATACGCCCATAAAGCGTATCAGCCTGCTCGTCAGTAGGCGCGAACGCGCCAACCCACAATCCTTCCCGGAATTTGCCCATCAAGTCCGGGTACACCTTGGCAAGCACGGGAAAGAGAACCATCGTCGCGGCCACAACATTGGCCACAGTCTCACTCTTCCCAGACTGCCGAGCGAATAGAGCAGTGATCGTTGCACCATCATTAATGATCAGAGATTCGATGATCCGGGCGGCAAACGGCCTCTGATAGTCGTACAGAGGATGACCGGACAGTTCGTCAACGATCAGAAGCGTCTTTTTCACCAAATCGTTGACGAACTTCTGAGTGAACTGATCAAGATTGATCTCAGTAATTAGCCGAGCTTCCCGTTCGGCCTCGGTCTCATCAAGAATGTTCTCGTTATCCACGAATCATGCCCTCTTGATACTCCCGAAACCTACATTTCGAGAGTACAAAAAGGTTCTCGAAGATTGTGAGCGCAAAAGAAAACCCCGGCCGAAGCCGGGGGCGAGCAAGTCAACCGGCTAGGCGGTCTGGACAAGATGCTGGAATTCAGGTTCCTCCTTGATCTCGGAAATAAGCATTTGCCAGGAACGTGCCCCCCGGTTGAACGGTTCTTCTGCAAAACGCTTTTCAAGCCAGGGGCCAGTCAGCTCCTCAAACGTCATACCTTCGCGCAAGAGGTTACGAATCGCTTCCTTCGCCGCTTCCTTCCTCTCAGCCCGGCTGTTGATGTGCGTCACCCTTCCACCGTCCGTGATGACCTTGAGCTCTGCAGTTTCGCCCGGGTCAGACTGTTCGTTCGCGAGATCCGGGATGGAGATCTGCTGCACAGTCTGCGAACGATCCCGGTGGATGGGTGAAGGTTCGGATCTGGTCTGCGAAAGCTCCTGCGGGGTGGTGAGCTCGTTCGCCCGATCCTGCACGACAGGTTCGTTCGCAAGGTGGCGCGTCACCGGTTCTCCGGTCTTGTGCCGCCTCTGGAAGATTCGCTTCGCCCGAGCATGCTTCCCACCTTCCCTGTGCGCACCAGTTTCGCGCAAGATCGCCAGATCCTCTTCGGCGAACGTTTTCGCGGCGTAGTGAAGGGTCATGAACTGGAGAACGTTCGGGATGGCTGTGACGGTGTAGGTCACGTACAACGTTCGCTCCAGGAACACCCACTGGACTCGCCCAGCGTTCCACTCAAGGAAGTGCTCCAGTTCGCACAACCCCAGGGAGACGCTGACCGCAAAAACCATCCCCCACAGGTACGCCCTTCGGTAGCCCGGGCGGGACGTGACGTACAGGTAGAGAAGAAAGAACTCCACCAAGACCACGAACCAAGCGACAGGCTCGGCCAGATGTTCGTCCTTGTAGATTCGCTTGGTGAGCGCGGTCAGGGTCTTTGTGACCACGGGGACGGAGCAGCAGATGCCGATGACGACAGTCGTCACGGCAACGATCTTGCGGTGGTTACGCCCCCACCAGGCAGGATCAAGGATCATGCGGAGACCTGTAGAGTGATGGTGAGACATGGGACCACCTGAGTCCTACGCCCCGGTCGTACTTGCGGCCGGGGTTTTTTCGTTTGATCGTTCGCGTCCCATCTCAGCGCACTCCTGAATCAGGCGCAACTCCCGCGCCAGAGGACATTCGGCACACAGCGCCATCGTTCGCCATCACCTGCCATCGTTCGCAGCATCAAACCACCACACCCCATGCGAAGGGGTAGTGTGCGTCTAGCATGTCTGCTAACATTCGCATTGAGATCCGCACGAAAAAAGCGGATCTACCTGCACAAACGAACGTACGCACCTTGATTCGCGGATAACGCCGCGGTTGCCGCATGGCGCATGACGTGTTACGATTGGAGCGTTTCCCCAGCTAGAAGGGGGGGATGATGGAACGTGATGAAAGCGTGACCAACCGAACGAAACACGGTGGAATCGAAAAGGCCTGTCAACACGAGAGCTAACACGCTGCTAGCAGAGGTCCTTTCGGCGCAAGATCACAACCGCAGGCAGGGAGAGGAAGGCGAACGTGGCTAGCGTCTGGGCGCAGAAGCGAAAGACGAAGGATGGGCGGCTCCGGTACACCGGGGTCTACCGAACGAACGACGGTCGGCAGGTCTGCGTCGGAACGTTCGACACCGAAGAAGAGGCGAAGCGAACCGCATCGCTCGCCCTCCAGGAGAAGGAAGGTGTCATCCCGGCTGGCGAACTTTCGCACGACAAGATCGCGAAGATAACGCTCGCAGAGTTCGCGGACATCTTCCTTCGCCGAATCAAGCACCGAACTTCCCCCAGCACCGTCCGGCAGTACACCTTCCTGCTGAAGAACTACGTCATCCCCGCGCTGGGGAAGCGTCGCATGCGGAACATTCGCCCCCTCGACCTCAGCTACCTCATCAACAGCATCGAAGCGAAGCACAGCCCGGTATACGCGCGAACGGTGCGAGCCATGCTTAGCGCGATGTTCCGCGAAGCCAGTCTCTTCGAGATTGTGACGAGCAATCCCGCATCCGGTATTCGGACCGGGAAGATCCCCATCAAACCGATCACCGTCTTCACCCCAGAAAAGTTCAACCGGTTTCTCACCTACCTCCCGAACGATGTTTCTCGCACGTTCGCCTTGTTCGCCATCAACACAGGTGCACGTATCAGCGAAATCTGTGCGGCCAGAGTTAGTGATCTCAACCTTGAAAAGGGGGTTTGGAATGTAACCAAGGCGCTGAAGAGGACGATCCCCTCAAAGGACAATGGGTGGGTAAGATACGTTATTGGCCCGACAAAGACGTATCGCTACCGCCAGATCCACTTAGGTGCCAAGTGTCTTGAAAGAATCAAGACGCACATTGAAGTAAATAACCTTGGCCCGAACGACATCCTCTTCCCGGCGCGGCTCTTCAACATCCGTTCATACATGACAAACATTGAGATAGATGAAGAAGAGGTTCGCGCCCGTGGGCCTGTTATCACGAAATCAGGACGGGTGTACTGGCATGGAAACTACCTGACCTACTATCACCCGGAGATCAAGTGCCGTTGCGATCTTTGCATGGCGGCCAAGAGAAAGTATGAGCGGGCACTTAGAAGACGGAAGTCCACGAAAGAGGAAATCCCGCCTCCGGAAGACTTCGAGTACCTGACCCCAGACCAGTGGGGCCGTATCCACCGCCGGGCTATGAAGGCAATGATTGAAGCAGGAGAAGCCCGGACGCCCGTGCTTGCCAGGAATCTCCGCCACACCCACGCGACGCACCTCTACATGAAGGGGGTTCCCACCAAGCTCATCACCGATCGCATGGGTCATGGGCCGGATGTGCTGGTGAGGCACTATGTCTCTACGGACAACGAGACGTTCGGTAACATGATCGCCAGGTACATCGACGACTTCGAAGGAGCTATTGACTTCGACAACTGAGCCTTGTAAACTTTAGGTGCGAGTGAGAGC